CTTGACAGTTGTCCTTTAATATGCTATAATATGCATATTAAAACAAAGGAGAAAGTTAACATGGGAAATATAATAATAACGATCATTGGCTTAAGCACGTTAGCAGCAGGTCTTTATTCTGTTGCATTTATGGCGGGGATGATATGAGAAACACAGCAAAGAAAGTCGAGGCTCGATTGGTCAAGATCAATGAGTACTTGAACACGGACTACGAGCTGGAATATATGAGAGATTATGACTATCCATATAAGATTGTATCCAATGAACGATCAGTGGACGAGAGCCAACGGTTGACGGTTAGCGAAGCAATCGAATGGACTAATGGTGTTATCAATGCATACTTTGCATTGTATGACCGATTGACAGTTTCCCGTCGTCGTTAGACCTCGGGGCTTTCTCGGGCTAGTCATAGCTAACGCTATGACTAGCCTTAGTATAAATAAAGTGTTGACAATGTTGTAGCATTGTGCTATAATATGTTATTAATTAAATAAAGGAGAAAGAAATGCAGACATTTAAATATGAAGGTAAAGAAATCAAATCACCATTTGATGAAAATATAATTGTCTATGAGAACGAAGAGACAATTCAAAACAGGTTTGGCGGTGAGTCTGTAACAGTTCCAGGATTTGCTGCAGCTGTTTATGATGTGATCATGGGAGCTGAAATGTTGCAAGAATGGGACAAAGTTCAGAAGGGCTGTTCTTGGTTTATGAAACATTTTCCAAAGGCGTATATGGTTTTATTAGATTAACACTTGACAAAGTTGCTACATTATGCTATAATGTAGCAACTTTAAAACAGGAGAAAGCAAAATGAATAAAATAAATATCCCAAACCATTTAAAGAAAATCTTTAAACAGAATCCAAAAGCGGTTGTAACTTGGGCTTGCTCAAATTATGATATGACTCTTTGGGACAATAAGTATTTAGTCACTAGAAATACTAAAGACGGATCAATTGACATAATCGAGGAAGTTATTAATTTTTAATTGACAAAGTTGCTACATTATGCTATAATGTAGCAACTTTAAACAGAAAGAGAAAGCTTATGAAAATAGAAGTTCAAGT